TCTCCCTACTCCTCCCCCCTCCCCCTTGTCAAGTCCCACCAGCGCGAAAGTTGGAAGTTCAGAAAGCGACACCTCATTCCCTGTCAACCTGTCGATCTTGCGGAATAAACCCATCTCCCCAAACTTCGTCTCTCCGGCAAACCCCGAAGACGGTCAAGTCATGCCCAAGTGACCGTACATATATGGGTGGCGCGCGCCGGTCCGCCCGTCCGTGGCCGGGTCTTGGGCCTGCCCGAGCCCCTTGGCGGTCCGGTCGGCGCCGCTTCGGGACGGGCCTTTCGATTGGGTATGAGAATGATCGTTCTCGTCACTCAAAGCGGGAACTGTCATAAACTGTCATATCCCCAAAAAGACGGTCAAATGGCGCTATGACCCCGCCACGAAGCGCTACGTCGAAGTGTCAGTGTCATACCCGAAAACCAGTTTTTCCAACGCGCGCGCGCGCGCGCGATACCACGCGCGCGCGCGTATACGTATAAGAACAAGATCAAGAACCGCGCGCGCGCGCGCCGTGAGGACGTGAAAACACTATGACACATGACACTACACTACTACAGCCTACTACAGCCCCGTAGCGGCCTTTGTACCGTCTTTATTGGGGTATGACGGTTCATGACGGTCGTTGAGAGTCCATTCGGCCAATCATCGGCGTCAACTGAGGTAATCTTCTTGTCAACATGCTCAACTTTCAACTTGGGGGTCTCATCAGAATCTTCGCCTGCCCGAGACCGACTTCACCGCTCATCAGAAACTTCGCACGCTCGAAAGCGGCTTCGCGGCTTCGCGGCTTATCGCCAAAGGGACATAGGTCCTTCGCCCCCCCCGAAAAAAACTCCCGCCCTCCCGAAAAAAACCCTTGACAGGCGCATACCGAAATGGTATGCTGCAGATACCATACCAAAGCACGAGGAGGATACCATGGCTAAGATCGGCATCAGTGCAAAGGCCCGAACTTGGGAATTGGCCGACGATGGAACATGGCTCGAGAGGCGCCCGGATCCGGACGCCAACGCCAACCATTACCTCCACTTCGATGCACCTCCATCTACCGCCCCCACCGAGGCACAGCGAGCTACGGTCGCGCGCTGGTACTTCGGAGCCGGCGATAGCCCAGGCGGTAATGGCCGCCGGTGGAGCGGGCATGGCCCGGGGGCACCCCTCATCGCGTGGGCCTTCGCCGATATTCCTCAGGCCGAGATCGAGCGGCGCTATGGCCCCGGCGGCCCATACTTCTATACGGTGGCGATCCGCGATCCGCTGGGCGATGCCGCCGAGATCGCCCGGCTCGGAAGCGAGGAAGCCGCCCTTGAATTGGCCTGTGAGGCGGGCCTGATCTCCGGTGCCGCACCCGCTGACTGATAGCCCGATCCGGGGCGCGCATGGTACACGCGCAGGAGGATCCCAATGACCATCCGCGATCAGCTCCAAGCCGCCTTGGCCGCCTATAATGGCGGCGATCTCCAAGCCGCGCTCGATGCTCTGCGCGCTGTGCCCGATCGCTCCGAGGACAAGCTGGAGGCCAGCCTGGAGAAGACCGCCAGCGACCCGTACAGCCACGCCAGCATCACAGGCGCCATCGAGAGCTACATGTCCCTCGCCCGTGATCGCATCCGCGCGGAGCTGGGCGAGGATGTGATCGCCGTGTGCCCCGTCCCGCTCGCGTTGAACTCGGCTCTGAGCCTCCTCGGCCCCGCGCGGTCGGTGCCAGCTGCGCCCTCCCATGTAGTGCTGTCGGTGCGCCTGCCCGACCGCATCCACGCTGTATTGCGCCTCATCGCCGACGCCCATCACCGGAGCCTTGCCGGTGAGATCGTAACGGCGCTCGATCGTTGGTGTGTTGATCATAGCGCGGATGTCCCCGCACCCGGATAGTCCCATCCTCATCTAAAGAGGGGCGCGACTCCAACGCGCGGAGGCGAACATCATGGCATACGCACCGAAGCATATTGTGGCGCACATGCCGCCGATGTTGGCGGTATCGGTGACGGATGATCCTGACCCTGACGGGATCATCCCCGTGGACGTGCTCCGGGAGGCGGAGCACGTGGTCAGCGGGTTGTCACGGGTCCACCGGGCGCAATTGCGGCGACGCCTGGGGCCGGGGAAGGCGTGAGGTATCGGGCGTTCGCTTCGGCCCTAGTGCGAGGGGGCCGAGGCGAGGGCCAACCTGGGAACGCTGATAGGGAGGTGCGCCGTGCGATACACTTGCATTGGATCGGTCCGCGAATGTGGCGTCGAGCACCGGACGATCGAAGCGGCGGTTCGTTGCACCGACAAGGACCGTCGCGCCTGCTTCGCTCTCGGGGGGGGGGCCTATAGCGACATGTGCGTCTACCGCGAGGACGGGTCTTACCTCGACGATGAGGAGTTCGAGGCCCTCCGGGCGGAGGAAGATCGCCTGTTCTATGGGCAGTGAATCTGCGGGGGGCCGCGCATCCCGACCACGCGGGAACGAGGTGGATGATGAACGCCCAGCTCGCACTGGTCGAGCCGATCTCCGTGCCACTCACGCCGGATGCGAGAGAGCGGTACGTGAGCGCACTCGACGAGAACCCGGCCGCCGTCTACCTGGCGGGCCTCGCGGTAGGTGGGCGAGCCAGCATGAGGAGCAAGCTGAAACAGGTGGCCCTCGTGCTGGGCTATGCAGCGGTCGGTGAGGTCCCCTGGCACCGACTGCGCTATCAGCACCTCATGGCTGTTCGTAGCCGACTGCAGGGCGATGGACTGGCACCGGCCACGGTGAACGGCGTGTTGGCCGCCATTCGCGGCGTCCTGCGGGCAGCCTACAACCTCGGTCTGTTGTCGGGCGACGACCACGAACGCGCCAGACACGTGGAGGCGGTCAGGGGCAGCCGTCTTCTCGCGGGACGTGCCCTCGCTCCCGAGGAGGTCCAGGCTCTCATCCGCGTCTGTATCCTGGACCCGACGCCGCGCGGACCGCGTGATGCGGCGTTGGTTGGACTCCTGTATGCCTGCGGTCTGCGAAGGGCAGAGGTGACGGCTCTCGATCGGAGCGACTACGACGCCGAGACAGGGGAGCTGGTCGTGCGCGGGAAGGGTGACAAGGAGCGCTTGGGCTTCGTCACCGGGGGAGCCGCCGATGCTCTGCGTGATTGGTTGGCCACCCGGGGGGACATTGCGGGGCCCTTCTTCTTCCCGATCCTCAAGAGCGGCCGGCTTGCCTGGCGGCGGTTCGGGAGCCAGGGTGTGTACATGGTCCTGCGTCGCCGGGGTAGGGAAGCGGGTCTGAAACCCTTCTCTCCCCATGACCTGCGGCGCACCTTCGTGAGTGATCTTTTGGATGCTGGGGCCGACCTCGTGACCGTTCAGCAGCTTGCTGGCCATGCGAATGTGCAGACGACAGCTCGCTACGATCGACGTGGTGAGGGCGCGCGGAGGGCTGCATCCAAGCTCCTCACGCTGCCATACGTCTCGCGTCAAAAAACCACTTGACGGTTCGGTGCTACTGTGTTACGGTAGACGAGCCTGGAGGTGAACGCCTTGAGCACAGGGCAATGCATGGATGACCGTCTGGCAGGGATTCCTCCCTTGACCACCATGTCCGAGGCCGCAGCCGATCTGCGAGTGAGCCGGATGCAGGTGCTCCGGCTTATCCGCGCTGGCGCGATTCGCCGCGCTCCGGTCAAGGGCAAGATGTGGGTGCTACTCGAGGAGGACGTACAGCGCGAGGTGGAGAAGCGAGCGGACGCACAGCCGAAGGACGCACCAGGGGAGCTAACCGGTGAGTAGCCAGACCCCTACGGCACAGAGTGGTGGCATCGGGTGTACGTTGGCCTTGTTCACCCTGGGTGGGCTACTGGCTCTCTGGCTCGTTGGCTGGAGAATCCTCGCGTGTCTGGCGGTTGTGGGGATCGCGTACTCGGGCGGTGCGCGTCTCAGCAGGCGAATCCTTAGGCGGTGGCCCCCGGGACTTGACCCTGTTCGAGCTGACGAACTGGCGGACAAAGCCGGTGCGTGCTTGTGTCTGGCCGTGGTTCTGGCGGGCGCAGCTTGGTTTGGTTTGCATCCTCTTCCACCCGGTCCTTGCCTCTACCCGGGGGCCGACAAGTATGGTGACGGTCCGTCTCTCGACTACGGCGCCGGGCCGGGCGGCCAAACCATCATCGGCCCGTGAAGGCGAGGTGGGCCCGTTTGCCCACGAGAAGCTGTACTTCTTACAGGCTATGTCTCCTCGCTGCGCGCGTGTGCACCACGCTGGTGCTGCTTGCCGGTCTGCCGCGATATGAGCCGCAGGCCGGCCCGCCAGCCCCAGCGCCCCTCCCTCTCGAACTCGAGCGTCTCTGCCGACGCATTCAGGGTGAGCCCAGTGCCCCGGCCTGGAAGCAGGCTTTGGTCCCCCGCATCCGGGCCCGGCGTCTGCGCCGGTTCACCGCCCGAGTGACGGTCTACTGCCCGGCCAGCGCAGCGGACCCTCTGGGTGGCGGTCCACTCGCCGCTTGGGGGATGAGGTTGCGCCGCGGGCATTGCGCCGTCGGAACCCGCGTTCGCGCCGTTCCTCTCGGAACCGTGGTCTTCATCCCCGGTGTCAGTTCTCACCTGCAGGTCTGCGTCGACACCGGTCCCGGCGTGAACGGCCGGGATCGGTTTGACATCTGCGAACCCGACGCGGCCCGGTACCGCGCACTGGATTGGGCGAACGGGCAGACCTTCGCCTGTTGGCAGCTCGGCTCCATCGGCTGGCGAGACGCTCGCTGAGACTTCGGTCCCCCAGGGGGAGCGCACCGATGCATTTCCTCCTTCTGCTCGTCTCCGTGGTCGCCGGCTGCTTCCTCGTGGGCCTGGCCGTTGGACTCATCCTGGGTAGGGCCGCTTGCCGGGCCATGCACCGGGGAGGACTTGGGCGACCGGAGGACGAGGGATGCTGAGGCTGCTCTTGGCGATTCTGATTGGCTGGCTGGGGGGTGATCGGTGGGATCCGTAGGCGTTAGGTTGCCTTTGGTGTGCACGAACCAGAACCGGAGGGAACTACGATGAGACTTGCGATCGGAAAGGGATATGCCGGAGCTGGCATCGCCGCCGTCCTGGACGCGGAGAGCGGCGAGTTGCTCGGCTCAATCCAAGGCGTCACCGCCAGCGGCGAGGGTGGTGCCAAGCTAACCGTCCTGCTCAATCAGATGGCGACCTATCACCAGATGCTGCAAGACGGTCTCCAGGCTCCGCCGGACCCGCAGGCGTTGCCCTTCGAGCGGGGTGTGGCCCCAGAGGTGCCCTCACTCCTGCCTCGGCGTGACGACGGGACGGAGACGCCGTTGGGCATCGCCCTGCGGTTAGCCGAACGGCTCGAGGATGGCCCCTGTTCCGCGAGCGACCTGACCGAACTCGCCAAGTACGCCGGCGGGCGGGAGGCTGCTGTCAACGCCGAGGCCGACGCTGACGAGGGGCTCCTCTTGCTGGCGGTTGTGTGCTCTGAGGCGGTCGATCCATCCGACGCTTCTGACTGGGTGTGGTCGCTCGACCAGTCGCTTGAGGAGACGCGTCAGCGGTTGGCCGAGCTCGATGCACTGCGGACCGCCGAGGGGCGGCCAGAGGCCGGGTCCGGCCCCGACGACCAGGAGAAGGCCGTGGCTGAGGCGGACGTGCCCGACCTGGACCCAGACGAGCCGGGGCAACAGGAGGGGCCAGGCGAACCGGATGAGGTGGGGTCGGCGGAGGAGGAGACGCCCCTCTATCAGCCCGAGTTGGCCAGCACGGCGAAGCCGACCAAGGGTCGGCGGCGAGCGAGTGGCACCCGGAATGCGCTCATACCCCTCCCGGAGTAGAGTCCGTGCAGATCACGCTCGCCAAGCAGCGGTATCACGTCACCGAGCCGACGCCGGCCGTCCTCCGCTACGCGTCGAGCATCGGCTGTAATCCGCGGACCGATGGCAGCCTCTGTCTCCCCGCGCTGGTCGGAGTGGCGAGCGCCCTCGGTCAGCTGGAACCGTGGCGAACCCGGACAGCGCCCTCTCCATCGGTCGTCTTGCCCGGTCTCAGATCCGATCAGGCCAGCAACGTGCACTGGCATCTGCTCGGCGCGCAGGGTTCAGCACCTGGCGGAGGTCCGCGTGTACGGGCCCTGCTGGCGTCGGAGGTTGGCTGTGGCAAGACCGCCGAGGCGCTGGCCCTGTATGCCGCTTGCCAGCCCTCGACGTGCCTGATCGTGAGCGGGATGCTGGCGAAGAGCGCGGTATGGGAGCCGGAGTGGCGGAAGTGGATTGGGCCACAGCTCTCGGTACCGGGCGAGGTCTGGCTGACCCACTTCGACTGCCTACAGCGGTCACGCTGGGATGGTGCGCCGGAGATGCTGATCGTGGATGAGGCGCACCGGCTCACGGATCGGCACCGCTTCACCCGGGGCACCGCCGACCGGGACGATCCCAATGACCGCCTGAGGACCAAGGGCCAACGGGTGTACGAGCTGGCCAAACATGCTCGCCATGTGGTCTTGCTCTCGGCTACACCCGCGCGCAACCAGCCGTGGGACATCTGGGGCTTGCTTCGCTGCCTCGACCCTCAGCTCTACACCAGCTTCTGGGTCTTCACACGGACCTACTTTCAGGTGACGCCGACTCGTTGGGGCTCCTGGGAGATCGGCGATTACCGTGATCGCCCCGGATTCGAGGCCGAGGTTGCGCGTTGGAAGACATGCTCGACGGCGGCGGAGGTGCACCCGCAACTCTCCTACGAGATCCAGGTCGTGCCGGTTCCCTTCTCCGTCGCTGACCGGAAGCGCTACCGCCAGGTGAAACGAGGGGAGGGCCCGTTCGGGTCGGCCATCGAGAGGGTGCAGTGGCTTCGGCAGTTCACAATCGCGCCCCATTCCCGGACCGGCCCTCCGCGGCGCGGGAAGGAGGCCTACGCTCGGGAGCTGCTCCACGACGCTGGCGAACCCGCCTGCATCTTCTCGTCGTTTCGCATCGTCGACTCCATGCGCGCCCTCCTCGGCGACCGCGCTTGTCTCATCATCGGCGGACAGACGGAAGAGGCGCGTCGACGCGAGTATAGCCGCTGGCTGACCGGCGACGCCGACTGGCTGCTCGGGACCATCGAGGCCGGCGGAGAATCGATCGACCTCACCCGCAGTCGGCGGCTCATCTTGCTTGATTTGCCCTGGACGAGCGCCGCGCTCAAGCAGCTCATTGGTCGCCTTGTCCGGCCAGGCCAGAGGGGTCCGGTCCTCGTTCAGCTGCTTGAGACACCGGATACACACGACCGCTACATGAGGGAGGTGGTCATCGACAAGGAGCAGTCGCTGGCGCCAGTCCACACGGAAGCTGGCGCTGGCGCCTTTCTGGCCGCCATTCAGGCGGCCTGATCCTGGTCGGCAGGGGGAAGAAGAAGATGCCCACTTATCGAGACAATTCTGAGATGCAGACGTACCTTTCCTGTCCGCAACGCTGGTACTACGCCTACTGCCGGAACCTCCGGCCTAAGGTTTCCGCGCTGCCCCTGGTTACGGGCACCGCTGGCCACGAGTGCGCCAGTGAGATCCACCTGGGGCGCCCTTGGGCGCCCAAACTGGCTGCCTGGAAGGCCGAGCAGGAGGCCCTCCTGTTAGAGCTCCCGCTCTCCGGGGAGCAACAGGAGCCGAGCGGGGCCGTTCGCCTGTTCACTCAGGCGGACGTAGATCAGCGCTTTGGGCAACTGGCCGCTTGCCTTGCGACATACGCGGAGTACTACGCCGGGGCGCCATATAAGGTGGTTCACCAGGAGCGGACCTTCGAGATTCGTCCGTACCAGCAGGCGCGGACGATCTGCGTCGGACGGGTAGACGCCGTGGTCGACCTGAACGGACAACCCTGGCTCCTGGAACTGAAGACCGGTCGCCAACGGTGGCCGGGTGAGCAGGTGGCGATGGATCGGCAACTCGCCCTGTACATGTGGGGCGTCCAGACCAGGAGTCTCCCGAACCTTGGGGGCGTCGTCCTGGTAGTCTTGGTGCTGAAGAGTCCCGGCTGTGCGGTTGTGGACAAACCCACCGATCGCAAGCCGAAGACTCGCGCGCGCCCGTCGGGCAACTTGGCCTCCGTCACCGACCAGGAGAGCCTCGATGCGGCGCTGGCCGAGACGGGATGGCGGCCAGAGGAGGTCATCCCGAGAAGTGACGGCATGACCTATGCCGGATTGCGCGAGAAGCTCCCGTCGCGTCGTGATCTACTGCTGCAGACGGCGATGGTTACGTATTCGCCGGAGGCCCTGGCAGCCTGGGCCAGCCACGATCTCCGGGTCGTGATCGCCTCTATGGAGGATGCCGCGCGCAACGCGAGCCGCCACGGCGGCTTGCCGCGAAACCCGGGTTGGGCCACCTGCCCGATGTGTACGTACCGGGACGTCTGCCAAACTGAGTTCTGCGGCTGGGACGCCAGTCCGCTGATCGAGCGGACCTACGTCGTAAGCCGTGACCCGCATCCTTACCTGCCGGAGTTCGGCGGATGGGAGGTATAACATGCAACCCGTCCCGCTTAGGACAGAGGTCATCAGCGGCGTCAAGCCTTCCCGCCTGCGGCTTCTGCTGTACGGGCCCGGAAAGATCGGGAAGACGCGGTTGGCCGCTACCGCCCCGAAGCCCTTGTTCTTTGACTTCGACGACGGTGCCGGTGCTCTCACTGGTGTCACCCGCATCCGCCCTCAAACCATGGCCGACTTCGAGGGCATGTGTGAGCAGCTCAAGCTCGACCGGGGTGCCGGGTTCGAGACCATCGTTCTTGACACGGTGACCTTCCACCAGATCGCGTTGACCGAGGAGATACTGAAGCGTCTGCAAAGCACGCGCATGGGCTTCGATGGATGGACGATGATGAAGGATTTCTACATACGCTGCTGGCGTCTCCTCGACAGTCTGCCCTGCCACCTGATTCTCGTGGCCCACGTTGACGTGGGCCAAGTTGATGGCCGGACAGTGCAAGAGCCCGCCATCCAGGGGAAAATGAACGGTATCCTGCAGGGCGCCTGCGACTCGATTGGCTACATGACGGGTGTCGTGCGGAGCGATGGCAAGGGCCCAGCGCGGTATCAACGTTGCCTGCGGTTTCGCACGGAGGACGGCAGCTTCATCTGCGGTGACCGCTACGACGTCTGGAGGCGGGACCAGCACGGCGACATCACTGAGTTGAGCGAAACCATGATGGCTGTCGCCGCGGGGTCACCGGCCGAAACGCCTGCCCGCCCCCCGAGGGTCCACACGAAGGGCACCGCGGCACCGACGCCCCGAGAGACCCCCGCAGGGGTTAGGACACCGCGCCCGACTCCGCGTCCCAAGCCAGCGCCGCCACCGCCGCCACCAACACCGCCCAGTTCGGGCATCGAGTACGAGTGACCGTCGTCCATCCGACGACGAGAAAGGATCGTGCCATGCTTTTCCCTAGCGAGGACCTCCCCTCGGAGGGCTGGCATCTTGTCACCATTGAGCGCGCCGACGAGGGCTACACAAACGCCGGCGACCCCGCCATCAGGATCTGGGCCAGGGTTGTCGCGCCGGTCGAGGAGGCCGGCGGCGAGGTCTATATCGTCCAGGCCATGACCGCGGCGGCGGTCCGGTTCGCCCGCCAGCTTTTCATCAGTATCGGGTACCAGCCCTCCCAGCTCGGTCCGAACGTCTCGATCGACCCAGAGGATCTCGTGGGGTGGTCGTTTGGCGTTCTCCTCCAACATAAACAGAACGCGAAGGGCTACACGAATGCCTGGGTGATCGACAACTGCCCAGTCTCCGATGATCGGGTTTCGCATCTGGTCGCCGACTCTGAGCCGCCCGAAGCGCCGGACAGCGCCGCGGATGTTCCGGCACCATCACCGCCTACCGTACCCCAGGCTGCTGATCCGTTCGAGGAGGGAACAGAACCGTCCGGCTCCGCTGAGCCCCTGCGCCGAAGACCGCGGCCTAAGCCTCTACCACGGTAGGCCTCTCCGTCTCGGCTGGTAAGGGTTCCCAGGACTCGGGGGCTCCAGGATGCCGCTGCACCCGTCGCTGAACGATGATCTCCTCGGTCGGTTGGCCTCGCAGTTGCGGGCGGCCGAGGCCGGCGGGTTGACCTACTGGACCGAACACGGCATCAGTGCCGATACCCTCGAGAAGTACGGCATCGGTTGGGATACCCAACAGGGCGTCTACACGATCCCCTACCGCTCCCGTTCGGGCGCTTTGGTGGGGGTGCATGCTCTGAACCCGCGAGGCCGGGAGCCGCCGGGTGGAACTGGCACCTCTGGGCCGCGGAAGTGGCTGTGGGCAAAGGGGAGCAAGCCGTGCCTCTGGCTGATCGATTCCCTGGCCGAGAAGCAGGCGGTCGTGCTCTGCGAGGGTGAGTCAGATACCCTGGCGCTTCGGCAGTGCGGATGCAACGCTGTTGGGCTCCCTGGCGTCGGGCAACTCACTGAGGCCTTCGCCCGTCAGTTGGTCGAGGCGGCCTACGGCAGTCCCATCTACCTTGCCCTTGACGAGGATCACCCCGGTCGCGCTGCCGCCGCCCGTTACTCGAGGATGCTCTCGGGCCTCGGTGGCCACCCGCGGGTGCTCCGGCAGCCGCGCGAAGATTCCGATGTCTGCGATTGGCTGAAGACCGAGGGGCTGGAGAGCTTCCGTGAAGCCCTCGCTGCCGCCCAAGAACTCACGCCAGCCTTTCAGCTCCTGGACATGACGGAGGCCCCAGTCCCCGAGCTGTCCCTGACCGACGCCCTTCCCGAGGGGGGCTTCATCCGGCGCTTCTACGATTGGGCCCGGCCCGCGATCGCGGCACCCCACGAGTTCCTCATCTATTCGGCCTTGGCCGTGCTCTCGGCGATCAACGCGCGTCGCGTGGTGGTGCAGCATGGCTCCAACCCCGAGGGCCTCGGGATGCACACCAACACGTACATGATCCTCGTCGGCAAGAGCGGCGCCTCCTACAAGACCAGCGCCATGCGCTACACCACGGCCCTCCTGAAGCAGGTGAAGGAGACTATCCACCCGCTCCGGCGGTGGAGGGACAAGCACGCCAAATGGGAGTCGGAAGAGGAGAGCGCGGAGGTCACCTACCTCCACGAGCACGACCAGAGCGTCGAGGCGTTCGCCGAGGACGTGGCCTGCGATGGCCGTTGCCACGACTTCGGGATCGTCTGCTACTACGAATGGACGGATGCCGTCGCGTTGGGCGCCAGGCGGCACATGGGCGGGTGGAAGGGGCTCCTTACGCAGCTTTACGACGTGCCCAGCGGCCCGTGGAAAAGCACCAAGGGCGCCGGCCGGTACCAGATGGCGAGGCCGACGATCTCCATCCTCGCCGGCGTCCAACCCACCTTCCTGCGGGAGAACCTCGAGAACAGCGACCTCTGGAGCGGCTTCATGGCGCGCTGGTTGTTCGCCCTGTGCGACGAGCGGCGCGCCGAGGAGCACTTCAAACTCCACCCGCCTCCGGCAGACCGGGCCATCATGTCTGAACTCGTCGGTTGGCTGTACGACTACCGGGATGCCCATCCTCAGCCTGGCCCCTCCGAGCTCTCTCAGGAGGCCGTGCTCGATGACGGGGCATCAGCCATCGTCGGCGAGTACATGGAGTCCACCTCGCACCTGGTACACGGGAACGTCTGCGAGGAGTGGGAGTCGGCCTTTGCTGCCCGCGCCAACGACTATCTGCTGAAGCTGTCCCTCCTCTATCAGATCAGCCTCGATCCTCCGCGGACCCGCGAAGTTGTCATCGGCGTCGAAGCCGTGGCCCGAAGCCTGTCCGTCATCAACTACCAGATGGCGACGATCCGCCACATCATGAGCCAACGGACGGAGAGCCCCTTCCATCGCAAGCTCAACCGGCTGCTCGAACTCCTGAGACGCAGCCGCGGTGGCGTGATGACTCGGCGCGACGTGTGCCGCCGACTGAATCTGCCGATCCGGGAGGTTGACGAGCTCCTCAAGACGGCCAAGGAGGCCGGCCACCTCCGGGACACTGAGGTGGCCGTCCTCCGTGATGGACGTGATCCGCTGTCGGGGGAGGTGTGAGGCAACGTCCGCCGACTCCAATGACACCTTACTTCACCGATGGCCAGCGCACGATCTACCACGGCGACGCCTGGGCGCTCGCTACTGAGTTGCCAGCCGCCTCCGTAGACTGCATCATCACCTCACCGCCTTACTGGGGATTGCGTGACTACAAGACGCCCGGCCAGTTCGGGTTGGAGAAGCACCCGCAGGAGTGGATCGAGCGGCTGGTGGACCTCTTCCTCCGCCTGCGCCCGGCGCTGAAGCCGACCGCGACGATCTGGGTCAACCTCGGGGACACGTACTTCTCGCAGGGTGGCTCACGAAGGGACGGGGACGACGCTTCACAGCGGGGTCTTGGACTTGCGAGGGGGGCGGGTCTCTTTCGGCAGGGGAGACAGGCCGATGGTTTCTGGCTCCGCCCGAAGCAGCTCCTCCTCCTGCCCTCCCGCTGCGCCATCGCCATGCAGGACGCCGGGTTCCTCCTCCGTAACGACATGATCTGGCACAAGCGCAACGCGATGCCATCCCCCGTCCGCGATCGGCTATCCTGCACCTACGAGCATGTCTTCCTCTTCGCGCTGCAGGAGCGGTACTACTTCGACCTGGAGGCGGTGAGGGAGCCTCACGCGCCGCAGAGCATCAAGCGCGGCAAGTATGGGTACGAGCCCGTCAAAGGCGACGAGGCCAGTCATTACGGAAAGGGGTTCATGAGGAACGACGGACAACCCGTCATCTGGAACCCTTCCGGCCGCCACCCCGGCGACGTGCGCGAGTGGGCGACGCAGCCCTTCCCCGAGCTCCACTTCGCCACATTCCCCGAGGCGCTCCCGGACTTCTGCCTCCGCGCCGGCTGTCCGACCGAGGTGTGTGAGCAGTGCGGGAAGGCGAAGGTGAGGCACTTGAAGTCCATACCAAACCCTGCGGGTATCATGGGTCTCCACAACATGCGTCACGCGCAAGACTTCAACCCGGAGGCAAAGGGGAAACACCTTGAGCCGGCCAACCGCGAGACCCTCGGCTGGTCGCCCACCTGCTCCTGCTCCGCCCCCTTCGTGCCCGGCCTCGTCCTCGATCCGTTCCTCGGATCGGGCACCGTCCTGGCGGTCGCGAAGCGGCGGGGCCTGCGCGGGATCGGGTTCGAGCTGTCGCCTGATTACTGCGCGATGGCGGTCCGGCGCATCGAGGCCGCCGGCAAGGCGCCGGAGTTCGTGGCCGCCGAGCGCGCCGGCCAGGCGGTGTTGCCGTTGGGCGAGGCCCTGGAGGAGGCCTAAGGCGGTGTTGACCGTCCTCGACGTCTTGACGGGCATCGACGGCAAACCGCAGACCGTGGCGATTCGCACCGCCACGGGCGATCTTATCCTGCCGGCGGTTGGCGCCGCCTCGAGGGTCGAACGTGAGCTTATCCGCGCTGAGCGCCAGGGGAACCAAGTCGTCGTCGCCTCAGCCCGGGCGCTCTTCTCGCTGTTGGCGGAACTGCCTGGCCGCCCGGCGCAATACCTCCTCCCCCTGGACCTTATGGCCCGGCTCTTGCACGGTCGGCGCCAGCGTGGCCGCGTCCATGCTGTCGAAACCGCCTCTTCCCTCCCGTACCTCGTCGAGGACTTCGTCGATTCGAGTCCCCGCGACGACTACCTTCGTCACATCGCCGCGGCCCAGTCGGTCCACCGGCACGCAGCCTACCCCGCTCTCCCGGCTCTGATCGCGTCATCCGAGAACCCCGAGCGCCTGGCCTTCCTCAAGCTGCACCTTGACCTCCTCCTCCTGCTCGGCGCTCAGTTCGCCGGCGAACTCCACCGTCTCCGTAACATCCACATCCTCCGGGCCGAGGTCCTGCTGTCTCCAACCATCCACAGGCTCTGTTCCTCGTCCACCAGTGGCCTCTCCGTGGCCCGCGAACGGGTGAACGGCCTGGAGCCCCACTTTCGCAGCGAAAGCTCGTCCTGGAGCACCACAGCGCGCTCCGTCGGGCAAGCATTAGGACTTCACCAACCGGGGGGGAGGCCCCAGGTCTTGCAGGGCCACTGGACCCAGGCTGGCACCTGGACAGGCCGCGTCACCTGCTCCTCTCCCCCCCTTCAGTCCATTGGTGACGGTGACCGGGTTGACCTGCGAGTCTGCTTCGACCCTCCGCCCGGCTCTTCGTTTGTCTCCCTCGATTACCGCGCGGCTGAGCTGTCCGCCCTCCGCGCCCTGTTCGCAGGACCTGACTTCGAGCCGCCGGACCTGCTGGCGCGCTGTGACAAGACGGACCTCTACGCGACCATGTACGGCAAGGGCCGGCCCGACTGGACTGCTCTGCCGCCGCCGGTTGGCTTGCGAGTACGGACGGCCTGGGATCGCGCCATGGCCGCCTGGAAGGAGACGGGCGGTTGGGTGGAAACGCTCGGGGGTCGCCGCCTCGTTCTCGGGCCATGCCCTGCCTGCGGCGCCGTCGAGGACGACCGGGCCGATTGCTGGCGCTGCGGCCGGCCCTACAAGAAACCCTTCCACCCGGGTGTCCTGCTCAACCCGTGGCTGCAGGGCTCCGTGGCCGACCTCATGCGGGCCGTCGTGCCGCTGATCGAGAAGGAGGTTACCGCGGTCGGTGGCGCCCTCCACCTGATCCGGCACGACGAGCTGCTTTGTTCGATCCCCGATTCAAAACTCAGGAACTTCGGTGCCGTCGCTGCCGAGATCATGGAGACGACACACTTCAGGTGCCGTCAGAAGCGAGGGAAAAGATGGGATCAGATGGTCGAAGGCTGACGGAAGACACGCTGGTGAAGTTCACCCGTCGTGGGCGTATGGCGACCCAGACTGACTTCGTGTGGCCCAGGCCGAGAACCTGGGCTCCGGTGGTCCGGGGCCCATTGGAGAAGTGCTCCAACGGATACCATCTCTGTCGGGTCGCCGACTGTCTCGCATTCACGAATGAGGAACTCTGGTTGGCCGAGGTCCGCGGTGATCAGGAACGCTTCGGCACGGAAATCGTGGCGGCTGAGGCGCGACTCGTAAAGCGGATAAGAACATGGGGACCATGCACCGCCCAGCTTTGCGCCTGTGACTACGCCTACAGGGTATGGCCGATCTATCGAAGGTTGGTGCCGGGGGATCGTCGGCCCCTAGCGGCTATCAAGACGGCACGCAGATCTGCAGTCGGCTCGGCCACTGAAGCGGAACTGGCTGCCGCCAGGGCTGGCGCCAGGGCTGCCGCCTGGGCTGCCGCCTGGGCTGCCGGCTGGGATACCGCCGAGGCTGCCGCCGAGGCTGCCGCCGGGGCTGCCGCCGGGGGTGCCGCCTGGGCTACCGCCTGGGCTGCCGCCAAGGCTGCCGTCGCGGCTGCCACCAGGTCTGCCCCCGGGGCTGCCGCCGAGGCTGCCGCCAGGGCTGCCGCCGAGGCTGGCGCCAGGGCTGCCGCCCGGGTCACCGCCTGGGCTGCCGCCTGGAATGTCGACGGGGATGCCGCCTGGGCTGCCGAACGAAGCTGGCAGATCACGCGCTTGCTGCGCTACCTCAACGGTGAACTGCTTGCTCCAAGAATGGGAGGCCCTCGCGGAACAGGTTGACCGCCTGATCCTGGCGCTCGATCCCGGTCGAGTCTCCGGTTACGTACTGGCCGGGCCGCAGGGCGACATCCGCCTCACCGGCGAGATGGGTCCCGTCCTGGGTGAGGGGCTGACTCCTCTGGTAACAGGCCTCGGTGACCTGCCCCTATCCCTGCGGTCCCTCGTCATGGTATTCGAGCGGCCGTCAGAGCGCAATCCGGAGGCCTGGGTCTCGGTCGGTTACCTGTGGGCGACGGCGGGGCGAGAGGTTGAAGGCGACATCGAGGTGGTCTCCGTCCCCGCCTCCCTCGCCCGACCCCACCGCCGCGCGGCTGCTGCCGCCCTGCGGCTGGCTGCCGTCGACCACCACGGCGACCATGTGCGAGACGCCTACGCCGTCCTACTCGCTTACCTGGCTCGGTGCAGAAAACGGTTGGGCGAAAGAGGTGCCAAATGACCGAGACTCCCGACCTGTCGCAGCTCACCCACGCCGTCACGCTTCACCAGCCCTACGCCACGAAGTTGCTCCTGCCGCTCGCCCCGCCGACGAAGCGCGTCGAATTTCGGTCCTGGCCCCTGCCAGCGAGGTACGTCGGCGTACCCTTGGCGGTCCACTCATCACGGAGGCGGCTCTCGTGGCGGAACGAGTTCCCCTGGCTGCACACGCTCCACGTCGCCCGGTTCAACTACGGCGCAGTGCTCGGGGCGGCGGTCTTCGGAGAACCGATCGCGTTTCAGATGGAGGCCCGCGTGGTGAGCACGATCTCGACGGAGTCCCCCGTAATGTGGCACGACCGGCCGTGGTTCGCCAGAGAGTTCGGCTATCCGTCTGTGTCTGCCGAGTGGCCTCCGCCGGTATGGTACGCCTGGCCCCTCCTGCGGGTCGCGGATCTCTGTTACGAGGTCGTGCTATGCCGGGGTGCGCGACGTATCTGGAGGATGGACGATGAGATTCGGGAGCGGGTACAACTGCTTCTGAGGGGGCGACCGTGGACGGAGGTGAACGCACCGTGATCCTGAGGCGCCTGTCCCGCCTGCTCTTCGAGCTCGGCCTCGCGCTCCAGCCGCGCGAGTACCGCGAGCGGCTGACGCACTACATGATCCTGGCGTACCGCATGATCCCGGAGCCGTTGCTGCGGCGCTGGCTCGGGTGGGTCGTCCGCGACGCCGTGGTACTCTGTGCAACCGAGGAGCCGACCGAGGACCTCATCTTACGGACCTACCATGAGGCCCGGGCGCCCGACCTGCCGCGCGCCGGTAGTGTCGGCGGGCGAATCAGGCAGTGAAGGGAGAGACGCCGTGAATGGACTGCACAAGACGGGGATACCGTTCTGCACGCGGACCTGGCCGGTCGTCCGGGGCTGCGACAACGCCCTTCGGTGCGCCCGGAACTGCTGGGCCAAGCGCGACTGCTGGAGGATGGCCCACCATTCGGACCCGAAGATCGCGGAGCAGTTCGAGGGGTTGACGGAGAAGCAATGTCCACCGTACTGCACCGAGGATTGTCGCCCCTTTTACGGGGCTGACGCATCGAAGCGCATCGATCGATGCAGGTCCAATCGGCTTATGTGGACGGGCCTCATTCGCACGTACCCAGAACTGCTCGACGCGCCGCTGGGCACTCGAAAGCCGCAGGTCATCTTCGTTGCGCCGCAGGGCGACTTGGCGCTGGCGGACGGCGCGACGGTCAGCAAGATCGTGCGGACGATCTACATGGCAATCGAGCTGGGGCATGAGTTCTTGATGTTGACGAAACGGCCCGGCCTGTTAGTGCCGATGCTCCCTCGACCGGCTTTCGACGCTGGCCGGTTCGATCATCTGTGGCTGGGCGTCTCCTGCTCAAGGCAGGCCGACTTCGACGAGCGGGCCGGCGCGATCTGCGACCCGTCCTCGCCCGGCTACTGGCCGGGGCGTAGGTGGGTAAGTCTGGAGCCGCAGTTGGAGGCCATCGATGTGAGCCGATGGATCGGGTCGCTATCGTGGACCGTGCAAGGCTGCGAGTCGCTGGCCGGGCGGAGGCCGGGGCGGCCGTTTCACTGGGATTGGGCGGCCGCTGTACGGCGCGAATGCATCGAGGCGGGGAGGCCGTGGTGGCTGAAGCAGGTCTCCCAAGGCGGGAGGGTGCTGGAGCCGGTCTCGATGTGCGGTCGGTTGGTCCGGGACGCGCCGGAGGCCATTGGGGCGATCCTACAGAAGTGCTCGCCAGTGGCCCCTGAGTAGGTCGTCTTGGGCCGAGATCATGCAAGGTCGGTAGGAAGGGGACGCTCAGCGGGAAACGCCTCACAGAGCGGCCCCACGCGCCCGGAAGCCCTATCGCCTACTTCGGGTGCGGACACTTTGCGAAGAGGGCCTCTCCGATCTGCAGAACAACGGTCACGGCCATCTTCACGAGCCAGTTCGACGTATAACCCAAGCTCTCGATGACCGGGCGCGCGATCGGCCAACCCTTGCAAAACAGGGATGGCGTGGCCTTCGCCTCGACCCCTTCCGGCTGGACACTGATGCTCAACTCGGCGACGATGTCGGCGACTTCCCTCTTCGTCAACTTCGCCTTTAGTTCAGCCATGATCTCTCCCCCTTAGGTTGTCCTACCTCCCGAACACGTGTCGGAACAGGTAGCTCAGCACCATCCCGCCGATCGTGCTCCCGACCATTGCCGCGAGCGCCACCAACAACGTGATCTGCACCACTGCCCTGGCCATCCCAACCTCCAGTTTCGACAGACGCTCGTAGATCGGGGCCCGCCGCTGGCCACAGGCCCGTTCACATTCGTCGCGCCGCCGGGTAACCTCGTCGATCCGGGCCTCGAGCCGCTCCATCCACTCTCCCAGCCGCTCCTCCATCCCTCTCAGGTCCTGGCGGATCGTCCCTACATCCTCTGGTGCCATGGCCGTTCTCGTCCCCGGATCTAAGAGGTCTTCAGTAGGCCGCAGGTCTCCAGCGCCACCAAGGTGGCCTTGATGGCGTCAATGCAGGTGGCCAGATCGGTGGGGTCGCCAATGTGGTCTTGACGGACGACGGGCGTTGCCCCCAAGAACCCGAGCTTCTGAGCGGGACCCGTGCCGATCTTCGTGCCCGTTGTCGTGTCGATGACCAGGTTCACGCCATCCTCGAGCGTCAGGTTGCCGCCGAGTTGCAGCTCGTCCCCTGTGATCTTTGGCTTGATCGTCGTGCCGGCGCGAGTGAAGGCGCCGGCCAGTATCCATTCGCCCTTCGTCGCGCCCCAGGTGTAGAGCAGTTCGTCGGTTCCGACGAGAAGGCGAACACTCTCGCCTTCGGCTCCGCCGTCCGGCAACTCCGTCACGACCGGTACAGATGACGGCTCCTCCTCCGTGTCTGCCCGTGACGCCATTAGGGCTCTCATGCGCCTGGTGCCGGTCAGGACGACGGTGCCTCGCGCCCGCGGCACCTTCGCAGGCGGCGCCGGGGCCGGCACCCCGGTGCCGGCCAGCCACTGCCACCAGTTCCGCTGCCTGAGAAGCGCGAGGAGCTTGCCGATCATACAACGCTGTCCCTCGCGATCAGATCAACAGCCGTGTAGGCGACCCCGCCGATGGTCGCCACCACCGTCGCCTTATAAGCGACGCCCGCAACCGTGCGGCTCGTCGTCTTCACCAAGTACCAGGCCCCCGTATCTGCATCCTTGACCATGGCCGTTTCTGGGAAGAGGTTATCGCCACCGTCCGCGTCAACCCTGATCGTGGCACCTGTAGGGCTCACTATGGAGAGGTCACGGGCGTCGAGCCAAACGCAGGAGTACCTGTCCGTCGTGTTGGTCTCGTCCTTCACGACCGGGGCGACGACGCCGACGTAGGCCGCTGCGAACTTCGAGGCCGTCAGAGCGCCATCCGCGATCTTCGCAGCGGTGATCGCGCCGTCCACCAGACTCACGGCCGGCTCCTTCATGTCGGCGCAGTAGAACACCCACGCCAGTCTGGGCCCAGCCCAGGCGTGAACTCCGTCGTGATAGGACACTTGGTCCCACAACAAGAGGTAGACGTCTCCCGCGGCCATGGCTGGGTCGTAGTCCGAGACGTCGAACTCCAAGAGCATCTGTCCTGAGGCCTCGTCGATCAAGGTGGAGAGATCGGCCGCTATCGAGACCCAAGAGGGGTTGGCGCCGTAGGTCAGCTTGTAGAGCCTCGGAAGACCCTGCGCGTAAGCCGTAAGAGCGCCGGTGTCGGGGTCTGTGCCCCGATAGGTGAAGTCCACCCACGGCTGATCGAAGGGGAACAGCCTTGGCCCATCACCCGAGAACTGAACTCCCCGGGCACGAACCGCTCCCCCAGTTACGTCAAGCTGACCTGCGCCGGTGCCAAAGGTCGGAAGCCCACCAGAGGTATTCGGAGCGTAGGCCGGCATGGCCAACATCATCCGCGTGGCTATCGCCGACTGCATAGCCTCAGGGACAAGGATCGAGTAGGAGGCGCTGTCGGGGGCACCCCCGAAGGCCCGTTTCACGGTCGCGATCTTCGTGCTCGCGTTGTAGGCGGAAATCTTCCGGACCTGACCCGCGTAGGTGCCGGAGTCCACGCCTACCCAACACCCGCAGAGGTCGTAGGCCGGCGCATCGGCGGCCAACTTGATTGTGGTCGCGCTTCCACCCGTCTGCGAGGTGCCCGTCAGCGATGCGGGAAGGACGCGGGGGTAGATGATGACGGGCTGCGTCGCGGTCGCTGAGGACTTCACCTGCACATGAACGCAGCCAGCGGACATCTCGGCCGCTGTCAGATCGAGGTAGGCGTTCGGCGAGTCGGTACTGCCGCCGACTTCCTTGATCGGCACCGCCTCGTTTGTGCAGTCGGCGAATGTGCCAGCATCGAGACTGATCTCGCTGTCCGGGGATGTGACGGCGGTCGGCACCCCCGCCGAGTCGTAGGTGGTGAAGTAAGCCCGGAACTGGTAACCATACACGGGAGTATGAGCATCGCCCGCTGTCGCACCCATTAGTGGTACTCCTCAAGACCGTAGGAAACGACAGGTCGGCTGCCGCCACCGCCCGCCGCCGTGGTGATTTGGTCCACGATGATTCCGATCTGGTACCGCATCGTGTTTATGTCCGTCCATGCGCCCGCGTTGCTCTTCCGAGTCCCATAGCAGTTTTGTCCCCACGAGAGAGCATCCAGCTCCGCCACCGCCAGCACGGGTATGTAGTAGAGCCTCTGGCCGGTGCTGCTGGTAGAGTGCATGGTGATCCGGTGCGTGGCTCCGGTGACAAGGCTTACAGGTTCGGCGAACCTTCCGATTATCGGATATGTGAGGGTCCTCCCCCAGTCCCCGTCAATCGCAATGGTGTGCACCGTGTCGCAGTCCGCGGTGGTCTTCGAATAGAGTTTGACCTCATAGTCCGCGCCCGCTGTAGAATATACCGATGTCCACCAGCCGATCGCCCGCATCGCGATTGGCACTGTGAACAGGTTGCCGTACTCATGGGGGTCGAGGTCGGCGTCAACCGCGGTGTAGATGGCAACCGATCCCGATAGGTGAAACGGCAGAACCGCAGGGGATGGCGCGTGACTCCCATCGTCATACTCGAACATCGTGACAACCGCGCCGCCAGTCCTTGTCCACGTTCCCGTGTACGTATCCAGCCACGGTATACAGAACGCTTGGGAGTAGGCCGCCGCTGTGGCGACGATCTGCATGTTGCCGGCGACGTAGGAACTGTACTCGATCACGACGGCAAGCCACTGGCCCACTGTGACCGCGCACGGAGAGGTGAGGGTTACCAGAAAGCTCTTATTGTCATCCGTCGCCAGCACCACTTGGCTGCCGTAGGCGCTGTTCCCTGTCCCGAGGATCGCTCCGTCGGGGTCCCCGCTGGCGTTCGGCGTTTGCAGACTGACCGTCACGGTGTCGCCCGTCGTGACGGTCCCCGTCGTGAACCTGACCTTCGCGATGTTCCCCGACTTGGGCGCCTGGCATATCATCGCCACCTTCTCGCCCGCGGCGTCGATTAGCGAGGCGGTCAGATTGGACGAGTACTCGACCAGGGAGGGGATGACCAGCCCAGGAACCGCGAGGTCAGCCAATGTAGAACACCTGTCCCGCCAGGGCCGTCTCGGCCTCGGCCATCGTCTGCACATCGCAAAGCGCGCAGAACTCCATCAGGGAGGTGAGAAGCTGGTCAGCGGGCGCCACGTCCCGTAGTTCCCGCAGCCTTCCCGGGTCGATGGTTAGCGCGCGTTCGGTCCCGTTGACCGTCCCGGTAACGACGAGGTGGCCCCCGCCAGAACACCGCGAGAGACCCGTGATCATCACCCGCGTTCGTCCGCTGGCGTCCCTGAAACCTGCCACAATCGCCCGCGACTGCCGCAGGAGGGCGAGCCTCTGCGCCGGCGTCAGCGCGCAGCTGGCCCCCGCCGCCGTCACCGCGTTCGTCACCCGGCACCGCCCGGCGCCCGCACTGAACAGCGCGCAGCCCCCGCAGACCACATCGGCCATGGCTATCCTCCCGGGGCCTCTTCTTCATGCCCCGGCCCGTAGTAGTTGAACCGCACGTATCGCAGGTACGCGTGGTTGCGCAGGTAATCGTGCTGGTACCGCCGCTCTTCCTCCACCACATCCCGGAAGCCCTCGAATGTCAGCCGGCCCTGACCAACCAGTTTCCCCGCCCGCTTGACGCGGCTGTTTGATGCTTCCAGGGCATCCTCGATCTCTTGGTAGCGCCGCGCGACCTCCTTGGACGTGTCGAAGGGCCGCGTGCGCAGGCCGAACCATCCGCCCAGGACCGCTGTTCCCAGGCTCGCCTGCTCCGTCGTCGGCATCGAGAGCTCCCGTACCACCGCCGTCTTCTCCAGCCACCGGGAATAGTGCTCGGCCAGTGGCTTGAGCGGTCCTGGCACGTTCCCGCTACGGATGCTTGCCAGAATGTTCGCGCTTGGACTGCTCCCGAACAAGAACACCGGCGCCAGGTTGGTGTAGGCGCGCGCTATCATCTTCTGGCGGACCCGGTCTGGCGGCTCCTTCTCCGTATCCCACATTTGCCGGTTGGTCGTGAACTCCCGCCCAGTTACCGCCTCGCTGATCCACGTGACGAGCGGGATGTTGACCAGGAGCGCCGACTTGAGCGCACCCGGGTTGCGCCGCGCTAGGAAGATGCTGCTCTGGTCGACCATGCTGCCCCAGGGGAGAAGGTAGGTCAGGTTCAGGCTCTTCCCCTTGCCCAGCGCATCCGGCAGCATCAGGTATCCGCCGGTCCTCATCCACTCTGGCTCCGCCGCCTCCATTTGGTCTCGCCGAACGTTCAGGTCCTGCAGGTACTCCATCATCTTGCTCCACGTGGCCAACCGTCCCGGGTGCTCCAGCGCCACGTGGAACGTCGCCGGTAGGGCCTTGTAGGGGAAGGTGATGAACGGGATGATGCCCCAACCGCGCAGTTGGTTGATCACCGGCGGCACCCGCCGGTAGTTGAACAGGCACTTGTTCGCCACATCCGCCGAGTGGATCGCCGCCGCCGCCTCCAACTTCGTCGCCTCGTCTACCAACCCCGCCTCCGGTATGCGCTCCAAGATCGCCTTCGGAATGCCCTCCCGCGCAAACAACAGCTTCGTCTCCGGGTAGGTGGCCCGGAAGACCGCCATCTTCCCCAGCTCCTCCTCGAACTGATAGGCCTTCCCAAAGGCCCCGACGATCTGGTGATAGATTCTCCCGACCTCGGTGCCCAGGCCGAGGTTCCGGTCGATCATGGCCCGCGATCCCCGCATCCCTGCGACGTCCTGGTGAACGAAGGTCTCCTGCCTGAGAGTCGTCCAGCGATCGGCGATCCGGCAGTACCGGGCCGGCTCTGGTGCCCGCTCGAGGATCGCCCGCGCCCAGTCCGCCATCGGCCCGTAGGCCCTCTCCCCGCCCCGCTGTGTAACCTCCTCGGTCGCCCACGCTTCCGCCATGTCCTTGAGCGCCGCGGCGTAGTGCGCGGGGTTGAAGTTGAACCCGAGCTGATTCATGATCAGCACATGATTGCTGATCGCGTTCCGCACCATTGCCGCCGTGTTGAAAATCGCCTTGTTGTACTTCCACTTCGACACCAGCCGGATGAACCAGTTCGGCGACGGGGTGCCGCTCGCTGTCGTCATCACCGCGGCGATCTCCGGCGGTAGCCACTTGTCCGCCAGGAGGCCGTAGTGTGGGCTGTCCGGCATGATCGCGCTGTTCCAGAAGTGCGTGTTGAGGCGGTCCATGATCTGATTGGCCTGCGCGGCGCCGAACCGCTCGCTCAGCCACACCGCCCACCCCGTCCGATCCCGCCCGAAGGGCGACAGCTCCTCCAGCGCCTTGACAAGATCGACCTTGTCTAGGCCAGCGTACTTGCTCTTGAGCAAATCCTCGGGGACACCTTCGAGGATGTACGCCGCCGCCTCTTCGCGCGTTTTCCCGAACGCCCCGGCAACCTGCTTCAACAGGCTCTCTCTTCCCGCCATGCGACTCCACATGTCCGCCTGGATGCCCTGACTCTGCATGTATCCCATCCGACCGAGCCGGTCCGCCACGTCCGCTGCGGTGATTTGCACGACTTCCTCGGGCCGCGCGAGAGTCTGCGACTTGCCGGGTAGCCCTTCAACGGCCCGCCAGGTGACCATCCCGAGGTTTTCGCGCTCCACCCACGGCTTTGCCCCGGCCGCTGCCGCCCCCATCATCCCGGCTGGGCCGCGGAACAGGCCTCGGTTGCCCTTCTCATTGAGCATCCGCAGCAACTCGGCGCCGTGGATCGGGTCCGAGCTGAAGGCCATGTCGATCATCCCGTTCGGGTCAAACCAGTACCTCAGGGCCCGGTAGGTGTGGATCGGAGCCAGGAGGTCCGCCGTCACCCGGTCGATCTTTCCCATGCTAGCGGCGAGGTCGGCCATCCTCTGGGAGACCGCCGCGTGCGGCGCCTTCAGCCGGTCGATCACCGCCGCCAACTTCTTCCCCTCCGCTCCGTGGACTTCGAACAGCCGCTCCAACGAGTCGGTCCAGAGTCGGTCCCTGTGCTCCATCAGATCGGGAAGGAAGTCTGCCCTAAACCGCGCCGCCACAAGCTCCTGGGTGGCCTCGGGGCCCAGTTCCTTCGAGATATCCGTCAACCACTGGGTCATCCTCGGCTCGATCGCCAATGCCAACTGCGCCTGTCGCATCGGCGTCACCGACTCCGCTGTCGGCCAGCCGAGGGGCATTCCCTGTGGCATCGGCGTCTCGCCGGTGACTGCCGCGGCAACCTCCGCTTCTGGAACTGCATCTGCTGGAACAATCCCGGCAGCCTTAGCGGCCCGCGCTTGAGAAACCCTCACGCGGAGTTCAGCCGCCCTTGCGCGGGCGGCCAGCATCTCCGCCTCTGTCGCATGGCCCGTCCGGAACTGCCCAGAGAGGAACTGAGCCTCCTCCTCCGCGTGCATGAGGTCGTGGGCGGCATGAGCAGCGGCAATGTCGAGACCGGCTTGTGTCGTGGCTCCCGCGGAAGCGCGACCGCCAACAGCCCGCGCTGCTGCACCTTCCGCCGTCAACCTATCCGCCAAGGCCTCCGTGATCCGGTTCGATACCTCGTCCAAGTGCGTCCGGAGCAGCGTCTCCGAGAGGTCCTGCGCGTTCACGAGGTTGTGGAGCACGGCATCGACCGCATACCACGGCTCCCGGCCCATCCGGGCCCGGACCCGATGCAGTCCCAGCCTTGGCCTCTCGACGTTCGGCGCCACGTCGTAGAGCCAGTCCCCGAGCTTTTTCCAGTTCCCGCCGAACGCCGGCAAGAGGTTGTCCTGCAGGTCCGCCCGGGCGACATTCCGAACGTCCATCAGCCCCTTGATGAGGTCGGAGTTGAGCCCCAGGCTGATCGTGCGGCTCTTGTCCTTCATGTCGAGCAAGCGCTGGATCGCCGCCCTGCCCTCCTCCGATGACGCCAGGTGCGCCCACCCAGCGGCCTTCATCCTCGCCTTGAGGAGTTTGACCGCCCAGGCCCCCTCCCGCTCCGATAGCCACCTGCCGAGCGGGTGCGCGTACTCGGCCGTGATCTTCCCGGTCGCCTCGTCGGTCTTGGCGACGACCCTGAACAGCTCCGGGCTGCCCCTCAGCAGCGCGCCTAGGGCGTTCGTCGTCAGTCGCGATTCCTCCATCAGCCTACCCAGCGCGCCCGGCAAGAACTCCTCCCCCATCCGCCAAGTGAAGCTCAGCGGCACCTTCGCCGCAGCTCCGACTCCCTTGACGATCTCTCCCCCAACGTAGGTGGTCGGGTCCATCGCGATGTCACCGACGAACCCGAACAGCGTTGCGTTGTCGATCCTGTTGAGAATGGGGACGTGCTCCAGGAGCCCTTTCACCGCCGGCTGGAAGCTGAGGTCCGACTGTGTATCCTCCGGCGTTCCGATCAGCCTCTCACTGCCCCACCCCGGGTTGTGAGCCCTGAGCACCTCCCCGCTTGTGAGGTAGATCGGGGCGTTACCGGGATCGACTGGCTTCCCGCTCACCTTGGACCACAGCCAGCTGCTCTTCACCTCCCGCGCGATGTTCCTCGGGATCGCCATCCCTCCGGCATTCAGCGAGTGCGTCGCGATCTCCACAACCTCCCGGGCAACATCGCCCTCCGGTACAACTCCCGGGCCCGACCCGCTATGGACGTACAGCTCGGCCAGCATTCGCAGGGAGTGGGCGATGTTCCCCAGGAAGGGCACGGTGAAGGTCTGTTTGTAGAAATCAGCCACGGTCCTCGGACGCAGGGGGGCCACGTGCTCCTCCGGGTAGAGGACCCTCTCTCCGCGCAGCGCCCGCTGTCCCCCGTACTCCGCCTGCTCCAGCAGGTTCACCCAGGGCTGGACCCCCGCCAACAGCCGCTGCATTCCCCGCCAGAATGATCCAATCTGCTGCGACCCATGAATGCGGCGAAGGCGCTCCTCGAGACCCGGCACCTCCAGAATGTCGGCCGACCGCTTCTTCGCGGCCAGGATGTCTTCCCGCGAGTAGCCGGCATTGTACCCGGCCTCCGCCACTACGGGGGACGGGATCCTGAGGGAGAGATCGTATCGCGGTGCCCCGGCTCCGGCCTGAGCCCTTCGTTGCTCTTGGGCAGCCAACCACTCCTCAGCCGTGGGGACGTAGGTCGGCCCAGCCGGTTCGCCGCCTACGATTGCCTCTAGCTCCGGCGGTAGTGGCAGGTCCTCCGCGCGCACGCCCACGGCCTTAGCCTCCGAACACGTAGTCTACGATGTCTTGCAGCTCCGGCGTCCCCGCCAACTCCGCCTTGACGAATTCCGCCAACGGGTTCCCGAGCGGCAGCCTCGGCGCCGCTGCCAGCCCGCCCACACTTGACAGCACCGAGCGGACTGCGGGTAACATGTCCATCGCGTCGCCGGTCTCCACGCCCCTCTCACCCAATCGCCCCAGCGTGCTCGCCAAGAACTCCTCCCCTCGTGTCTGCGGCGGGCGCACGAACGGGTGGTGGAGGCTCTCGATGAGCGCGTCGAAGAAGCCCGGCGCCCGCTCGGTTGGTGGTAGTCCACCCCGGGTGCCGGCTACTGCCTCCTGGGTCCCGAGCGCTGGCCCCCGATCGCGCACCGCGCTCACCGCCGCCTGCCTCTTCGCGCCGATCCCTCCGCCCACCATGCTCGCCCGCAGCAACGGCGGGCCTCCGGTCACCACCCCAATGTGCCCATACCCGCCCGCTGCACGTGTGTAGACCGCCACGTCCCCCGGCTGTGCCTGGCTGACTGCTACCTGGCGGAACCCGATGGACCGCAGGCTGTGTGGCATCTCCTTGGCATTACCCATGCCTGACGGGCGCGCCCCTTTGACCCCGAACTTCGCCATCAGCTCCTGCAAGGCCCAAGAGCAGTAACCCGGCACCTTGTTGAACTGGTGCCTGCGGTAGCCCTCGATCACGCGCAGCATCGGACCTTCGCTCTCCGGTGGAGGCCGGAGGATGATCGTTCCCCGATCCGGATCAATCTCCCGTTCCACGACTCCTCCTTTGCCCGGCGCCACCGTCATCCACGAAATGGAGTTCATGCCTGGCCTCTCCCGCCATGAGGATCGAGAATTGACGATTTACGAAAAACCGAAAAACGCTGCTACCGTCCCCTGCTCGCCTGGTCTATGGCTGACTCGACGAGTTGCGCCGTTCGGGGAGCCGACCGTCGAAGGATGCCCCGTAGCAGGTCCCCCATCGAGTTCCGCGGCCCGACGAGGTTCGGAAGCAGTTGCCCGGGCTGCGTGCCCGGGCGAGTGAACGTCCCTGTCTGGGGATCTCTCAGAACACCGCCGGGGAGCATGGTCTCAGAACCCCTTTGGCGGTCCGGGTGAAATGAACACCCCCGGACGCGGCACGTACACTTGGCCCGGCGCAGCCGGTGCCGGGGCCGGAGCCGTAGTCGTCCCCGGCACCGTGGCGCCCATAATCTTGTTCACTCTGGCGTAGGCACCCTCAACCTTTGCCTCCAGCGCGGCGATTCGGGCTTGCGCCAGCGCCAGCTGCTGCGGGTCCTGCACCACCAATGGGTTACGGAGATCATCGTTGAGCTTCTTGATCTCGTCGTCCCAGGTATCGACCTGATTCAGCGTGATCCTGATTTGGGCCGCCTGGGCGGGGGTTGCTTTGAGTGTGACGCCATTGATCGTCACTTGCCCCTTCTGGATGTTCGTCTGTGCCTCTTCTAGCGCCAACCGTCTGTCCTCAACGTCGTTGAGGTGTCTCTGCGTTACCAGGGCGGCCCGCCGCGTCTGGACGTCCAACTTCGCCAACACCGGCGCGTAGCCCGCCTCCGTCCTGGCCTTTGACGCCTCCGACCTTGCAGTGCTGATGGTTGGCTCCACCAACAATGTCGCCGTCTTGCCGCGGCCAGTCTTCTCCTCCTCCTCTCCGTGCCGCCCATGGAACATGGCCAGCGCCTCCGCCAGAGGGTCGATCTCATAGCTTTTGCTCAGTATTTCGTCCCGCAGACGTGCTGCCTTCGAGCCAACGATTCCCGCCTCGTACATGCTATTTTCGAGGATCGTGCGCTGCTCGTTCGTCGCCCCCGCCCGGTTGGCATCCAGCCGCTTTATGTAGGCCTCCGCGTCAAGACCGACATTGGTCAGGATTGTGGTGAGCAGGTCCTGTTCTGCCTTCCTCTGCCTGATGCCAGCGAGACCCTTGTTCTCTTCTGTCTGCTGCCTATAATAGGCCGCCTGAACGTCCTGGAGAGCGATCTGGCTCGGAAGGAGAGCAGCCTCGTGGCTAAGCTGCCCTCGCGCGAGACGATCAGCCCTGGCCTCGGCCATTGCTCCGAGCTCGTTTCTATATGCCTCATTGGAGAGCAGGCCGCGGTGGTAGTCGATCTGCTCCGTTATCTGCCTGTCGGCCAACTCTTTAGCGTTCTGTGCCTCCGTTTCAGCCAGAGTTTGCCGTCGGCGCTCGATTCCCTGGGCAAACTTCTGCTGCTGCCGCTGGTTCACGCCGCCCATGTAGCCGCCGGCCAGCTGCGCCAGCCCCGCTATCGCATACGCCGCATCTCCCACGATGCACCTCCTACGCGAAGGCCCCGGCTTGGCCCGCCGCGTTCGCTGCTGCCCCCAACGCCTGCAGGATCGCCTGCCACTTGGCCGCCTCTTGCGCTGCGAGGTCGCCGTAGATGCTTGCCCCGCCCATCATGGTCTGCGGCCCCCACTGCGCCGCCCCGAATGCCGCCGGGTTCCCGCTCATCATGCCGCTCAGGAACTGCTGGATCTGGGCGAACCGCTGGTCTTGTGTCTGCTGGGCCTGCTGCGACGCCGCCTGCCTCGCCTGCAGGTTGATCTCGCCGAACCGCGATACCAGCTCGCTCGTCGCCGCCGGTAGGAGCGAGGTCGCCGCCTCCGCCGATCCAAACCTCTGCGCGAGACTCTGCTCCATACCGGACTGCGCTTGGCGCTGCGCCCGCTCGATGTCCAACCGCGCCTGCTCGTAGGACGACCGCTCCTGATCGTATCCGTAGAGCCCGCCCGCCCCGTCGCTGCCCTGGCGGCTCTCCTTCCTCAGTCCCGGCACGCTGTAGACCTGGGCTCCCGCCCCCTGATACCGGCTCATCAGGTTCTTCAGGAAGTCAGGCAGCATCTGCTGCGCCGCCTGCGACTGCTGCAGTTGCAGGGCCAGGTTGCTCTTGTAGTAGGGCTGCGCCATCTGCCACTGCTGCTGTGCCACCTGCCTCATCCAATCGGCTGCCCCCTCCTGGCCAGCCGGGCCAAGCCAGCCCCCGGTTTGCTTTCCTAGCCAGTCTTGCAAGTGCTCTTTCGTCCCCGCCAACAGGCCGCCGTCTCCCACGGTTGTGCTCCTTACCGGATGACGATCGGAATCTCGCCCCAAACGTCCCCGATCCTCACCTTCAGAATCCCGTTCCCAGCGTCGAGGTAGACCATGCCAGTCCTCGGGTTGCCCGGCTCGGCCGTCGCAAACCGCGCGGGAAGCTGCCGGATCAGATCGTCGGCCGTGTCAGCTTCGATCCTGACCGGCCGTCCGCTCGGCCTCTCCGTTCCTCCGGTCCGAGGTCCGCCCGTCTCGTTCCCCGTCATCGCAGCACCCTCGCCCGCAACTCGGCGGTCTGAATCTCCACCTCGGTCGTCGCCGTTCCCCAGATCTTGAGTGAGAGGTGCCTGCCCTGCAGCCGCCCGTTGGGGGCCTGCCGAATCAGTCGCTGCGCAGGTTGCCCTTCTCCGGCTTCCAGGTCCCGCATCGAGTGCTCATACCGCGCCGTCTGCCGCTTTTCGTCGGCCTGCGCCTCGGCCAACAGGTTCTCCATCGCGTTCTTCACCGTCAGGCCGTACTGCGAGAGCTGCTTCACCCGCGTCGTATCCCCGAAGTCGACCTGCGGGAGTTGGGCCTCCCACGAGATCGGCGCGCTGTCATCCGTCGTGCCGGTGTCGGCGTTCCAAACCGTACCGGCCGCCGCATCCCCAAGGTAGAGGTCCGGGGTGTCGCCCGGCGCCGCCAGTTCCATCGCGCACCTGACATTCCAGCCTGAGATCTCCGTCCATCCCCCTGTGCGCAGGTCGAGTACCAGACCTCGGTTGTTGTAGGCCACGGTCCCGTCGCAGTAGAAGAGCCAGTACTTCTGATCGTGGACGACCGCGCAGGCCTTGCCCCAGTCCGCCGCCACAGTCGCCTCGAGCCGCGTCCGCACCGGGTCCGACACGATCTGCAAGCCCGCCCCCGGCGAGAGGATCGCCACGGCATCCCCCGTGTACCAGATCAGCTCCCCGTGATACGTCTCGATCGTCCGGTGCGACGCACATCCCAGCTCCACGGTCAAGGGGCGGAGGATGAAATCGGCGAAGTTCGTCCCCGCCACCCGGTGGACCGAGTGGCCCTTGAAGACGTATAGCTCCTCACCCAACACCGCGAGACCCGTCAGGATGTCCCCGTCGTCGACTCCCACCTCGAAGTACCCGCCGGCCCCCGCATCGCTTTCCAGGAGCGTCAGGGTCGGCACGACCATCGGCTCCTCGAAGTTGCTCAGGTAGAGCCTCGATGGATAGTCCGGATTCCCGGCGTAGACCATCCGCGACTGCCAGGCCAGCAGATACTTGCAGGGCGGCGGCACGCTCCGGTACGGGTTCTGCTCGACGCCCAGCAGGTAGTCCTGCAGCTCGTCCAGGTAGGTCAGCGTGGTGTCGTCGATTTCCGTCACCAACCGCCAGGCGGTCGAGTAGCCTCCCCGACGGTAGATGCGCACCTTGTCCGCGTCCCCGCTCGCTCCGGCCGTTGTCCAATCGACCAACACCGACTCCCTCCGCACCGACTGGAGGGCCACGATCTTGCTCTCGCTCGGCTCGCTCTCCCGCTCCGTCACCGTATCATAGTAGGTGATCCGGTACTCGTACTCGCCGGTCATCCCGCCGCTGTACTCCAACTGGTCAAGGTGGGCGACGAAGTAGTGGTCGTCGTCCAGCACCTTGATCCCAAAGTAGCGCAGACCCTTTTTGTCCGCGTCCGAGAGGTCCTCTATGGGGAAACTCACATACTGCCACCGCTCGGCCTTCTCGATGTTCACAAGCCAGAACGCCACGTTCATCCCCGTCGTCTTCCCGATCCTGAACTGCAGATAACTCCCCGACCTGGTAGACCGCACCCACATCCCGATGTGCCGCACACCTGAGAGATCGAGGCCGCCGGCCCCCGCGTCGAAGTACACCTTCGCTCCCTTGGAGGACTCGGTCGCCGTGCACTTCAGGCTCGCGTCGCCCTCGTACGCCACCGATGTGTCCTGCGAAATCGCCAGGTTGACGACATCCGTCGTCGTCCACCCGGTCGTGCTCTCCGCAGCCGAGATCGTGTTCCAGGTAGGCGACAGGGCCGGCGCCGCCGAGGGCTTCGTGATCGGCGTCAAGAGCTGTGCTGCGGTGCCGCTCCAGCTGCGGAGTCCCGTGTTCCCGTCGCAGAAGTACGTCCTGTCGCCCAGGGTTGCGAAGCTGAAGTCCGAGGACGGGTCGAGCGTCAAGCCGGCCGGCGCGAACGTCCCAGCCGTCGCATGATAGAGGTCCGTCCCCGCCACTGCCAGAATCTGCTTGGCCCCGGACTTGAGGTACTGCCGGTGGAGTCCGCGTATCGCTGCGCCGCCACCGATCGCCGCACTGTTGTACTTCGACCGGCCGCCCCGGATGCGCAGCGTACCCCGGTCGCAAAGGAGGTTGGTGGCTCCCGGCAGGAGACCTGGCGACAGCCGGTCCGCCGGCGTCACCAGGTCGATGCCGCGGAAAGCGCTGAAACTCGCCACCAACGGCTCCGCCGCTCCCACCACCGTTCCTCCCATTTCCCCCGTAGACGGCCCGCCCCGGCCTCCTCCGACAGATTGTGGGTTTCACGCCCAGACTATGGGCGCGAGAGCCACACCCTACCCGGGCGACGGCGCCACGTTCGGAGGCTTGTTCCCCATCGCCAGGTTCGCCTGGGCAACCGCCCGCTGGAACATCATGATCTGCCGCTGGGCCTGCACGTCGTTCCCGTCGAGCGACAGCATCTGGAACGCCGCCCAGCTCGAGAGCGCCCGATGGTAGGTCTCCGGGATGTCGCTCACGTCATCCGGCTGCATGAGCGGCAGTGGCCGCCGCACGTACTCGATCATGAGCCCCTTGGTCACGCTGTTCCCGGGCGCCGGGTAGAGGCGCACCTTGTCCAGCCCGATCGGGACGTACATCCAGGGACGGTCGCGCCCTGGCGTCAGTTGGTAACCGCCAATCCCCCGGTTCTCGCCCGATACCTGGTCTTCGAGGGTCTGCTGCCGCAGGACACGCGGGTCCTGGGCGCTCGCATCCTTGACCGCGACCTTCAAGATCGCCAGGCATGACCAGGGCAGGTCGTAGTCCGTCTGGTCGGCTACGGTGTCGATCTCCCCGCTGTCGTTCCGCAGCCACACCTTGGCGCCGTCGGTGCAGTTGACCGCGCTCGCCATCGTCAACGCCTTGGTGGCGTTGGCGATGGAGGTGATCTTCTTCCCCGCCACCTGCACTGTCCCGTCGCCCTTGATGATGTCGATGTACTGCTTCGGCATCAACCCCTGCACCGACCCCACCTTGACTACCGTCGTGCTGAGCGGCCGCCCAACGCCGGCGGTCGCGTCCTGACCGTCCGTCGGGTCCGTCGCGAGGCTGAGGGTCCCGGCAGCCACCACCGAGATCACGAAGTTGCCGCCCAGCCAGTGGGCGCCCACATCCATTGCGAGCGAACCCCCGGCCGTGAAGTAGTTGGTGAACCCGCCGATAGCGCTGGTCACGTCAAACGGCGGGCCGACGTGATCCGCACAAGCCAGGTCGGTCCACGGCCAGTTGACCGCCGTCACATAGCTGCCGTTGACCAGGCAGCGGGTATCCGCCGTGAACTGGTTCTGAGCGTCGTTCAGCCACGAGATGATGTCCAACTCGCCGTAGCGGTCGTTGCCGGCGCCACGGGCGTTCGCCTGCACGCGCGACTCCTCGATCAGTTCCGCGAGTGTCATGGCTCCTCAAACCTCCCCGTCTGCTTCTTGTACGCCTCGATGGCGTCCAGCATGTTGTGCCGCACCGCCGACCCGTCGATCTCTTGCTGCACCATCTTCCCGAAGTAGCTGCAGGAGTCGCGTACCAGGTCCGCACGGTCTCGGTCCCGGTCCCGGTCGAGCGAGGCATTGTGCCGCTCGACCTCCTCGATCAACTGCCGATTGTGAGCCCGAATCCGCGCCCGCTCCTCCGGGGTCTTGACCTGGCCCGAACCGGGCGGGCCCGCGCTCCGTTCGCGAACGGAGACGCACCCCTCAACCGAAGGAACCTCACGCTCACGCCTGATCCTGCGCAACGTCGCCTCGTTGACCACCTGCGCCTCTCCCGTCCGCGGCCGAAGGCCCTACGCCTTAGGCCCGCAGGGCCTCCGGCCTGGCCTATCGTCCTACCCGTCCGGCCCCAAACCGACGATGTCGAAGTAGACGACCGCGGCCGCCGTAGACGCGATCAGCGTCGTGGTGCTGGAGTTGGTGTGCTTCCAGACCTTGATCGTCATCTCGCCCGGGTCCGTGCCCTGGTCGCTGAGAGTAACCGTCACGACCGAGCCAACGGTCAAGTCCGCGTCCTGGCCCAGTGTGGCCGTCGCCTTGATGATCGTCTTCAGGCCGGTCTGAACGGGCAGGGTTCCGGTAACGGAGGCGACGCCGTAGAGGCGACGAACGTCGTCCGCCCGGCTCCCCGGCCCCAGTTCTGCCAAACTCGTCAGTGCCATGTCGGCACCCCTTTCTCTGTCCCGTCTTTCTCCGGCTAACCACCGGTTAGCCCTCGGTCAGGCCGGTCAGCTTCCCGTGCCGGCTTCGCATGAGTGTCCCCAGGTTCGCCATGTTGAACAGGACCGCCGAGTACGCGAGCTTCCCCGTCACGCGATGGAGGATCGCACCGTCCTCCTCCATCCACGTGAAGTCGGAGACCTGGCACCACGGCAGGGCATCCAGGTTCGGGAAGTACAGGGTACCACCCGGGGAGTCGTCGTCGAGGATCCACGGGATCTCGCGGCCATCACAGAAGAAGGTCAGAACCTTCCAGCCGCCCTGAATCGTCAGCGGCTGGCGGATGACCGTGGCGTCGAACAGGTCCCAGTAGGCCCGCTGGACGCCCTTGTTGCTGACCAGGGCCGTGGGATACTCGCCCGAGTTGCTGTCGATGGTCTGACAGGCCTTGATCATTGCCTGTTCGGTCAGGGCCCCGTTTACCGCCAGCTCATAGGACGACCAACACTCCTGTCCCGCGGTTGCGGGGTTGAGTCCCTGCAGCGCGCCCGCCGAGTCCACGATCGCATCGAGTCCCATGACCTCGATGTCCTTGGCGCCCTTGCGGTAGATGCAGGCACCGTCGGAGACCGTGATGTTCTGGTCGACGGTGAACACGGTCGCCGAGCTCACCCCGCTGACCTTGATCCCCGTCGCCTGCAGGGCGGCGGCGAGGTAGAAGTCCAGCACCATGTTCGCGCGGATGCGCCGGCTCGTACCGTCCGCCGCGGTGATCCCATTGTTGCAGGTGACCGATACGCCGCTCGTCACCGCGCCGTTGACCTGGCTCAAAATGCCGGTCCCTGTACCGAAGAGCTGGCGGTTCATGTCACGCGAGATGGAGTTCTTCAGGTCCGTCATCTCGCGGTCCAGTTCGTCGGCCAGGGAGGCGCCGCCGTTCCGCGTGTAGACCATCGTCGGGACGCTAATCTGCATCACGCCCCGGTTGATCCTCGCGGGCAACGTCGCCTGCTCGTATGAGTTGCTGTCCGGGTCGGGGAGGTCGGCCGTCTCCGCCCCCGCCCCCACTGCCTCGTTCGCCGCCGTCTGCACCGAGAATACGAAGTTCTTGCCCACGACGGGAATGTCCGTCCTCCGCGTGAGCTGTGCAAACAGCGGTGTCTTCCAGTTGATCGCGACCTGCAGCTGAGGCAGGTAGACGTACTTCAGCAGGTTCGCGACAGTTGTGAGTGTAGCACCAACCATGTCATCCGCCCCCTATGCATCCCCCCCGGCCCTGTGACCCTCACCGGCCTCCGCTCATTGCCTGCTCCAGGGCGGCCGCGGCGAGAGCCCGCGTCTGCCCGGGGGAGAGCTTGCTTGCGTCGAACTGCTGCTGCGTCGGTGTGGAGGCGGCACCCGCTCGGAAGTCCGGCGTCAGGGTGTTGGCCTGTGCCCGCACCTGCTGGCCGACAACAGTCTGCGGTAGAACGACGGTCCGGTATTCCTGGATGATCTCGGCGACCGGCCGCTGCGGATCCGCCTGGATCGACCGCACCACAAAGAGCCGTGCAGCGCGATCCTGACTGAGGCCGGCCTGTTGCAGGGCGCCCGAGACCGCCTGTTGCATCCGCACCAACTCGGACTGCACCGCGCTCTGCTGCTGCCCTTGTCTCAGTTCCCGCACATCGGCTACCAACTGGCTGGCCCACGGAGGCATCTGGCTCATGCTGTTCCCTCCGGCCTGGCCCAGCAGACCCGTCGGCGTCAGGGCAGGGGCCGCCATCGGTGCTGGCGGAGGCTGGTATGACTCCCCGCCGTACTGGCCTTGCCCGTACTGTCCGGCCTGCGTCCGTTGGGCAATGTACTGCTGGACCCCGGCCCAGAAGTTCTGCAGAGCCGCCTCCGGCGTCTGGCCGAACTGCTGGAACGTCTCGATCGCCGTTTCCCAGGCCCGATAACGGTCCCGCCACCGCTTCTTCTGTTCTCGCTCGGCCTTCAGGTGAGCCGCCGGCACCAGCCCCGTGGCCTGCACATCCGCATCCGACTCCGCGTCGTATACTGCCGGACTGACACCGAAGTCGAGATCCGCCTCCGGCGCTCCAGCCTGCTCACCCCCGGGAACCACTGCCTGCTGACCTGCGGCCTGCTCGGCCGCCCTTGGCGCGCCTTCTGCGGGAAGCAGCCGCAGAAACTCCTGCGGCAACTGATCCACCGAAATCGCACCCACGGACGGCGGACCGCCCGCTGCTTCCGGCAGTCCTGCGCCTTCCACACCGCTTCCTGGCGTCTCCGTACCAGCCATGTCCACGACCTCCCCTGGGGGCTGTCCGCCCTCAGTATGTCGCCCCGCCCGGCATCGTGCCGGGTGGCAGCGCGAGTGCAGGCCCCATGCCAGGGATTTGGCCTGCCCCCTGAGGCAGTGCGCCCGGTCCCGGCGGGCCTGTTACCGGACCGGCCGCTTCACGGAGGAACTGGACCAACGTCGCCACTCCTCCGGGTTGACTAGCCATCTTGCGCAACTCGTCGAGGATGACTTCGTCGAGGGTCTGCGGCCCCTCGAAGATCTCCGCCGCCCGCCCGAACTCCAAGAGCTGTAGGACCCGCTTGGCCACCACCTGATCGCCTACCGGCCCGAACAGCCCGAGCTGGAAGAGGTCGATGATGAACTGTCGCCGCGCGGCCAGACTCTGTGTCTGCCCGCTCTCCGGCTCCACCATCACGTCAACCACTCCCTCGAGATTAGCACCCGTGAACGCCTGCACCTGGAGAAGCTTGTCTGGCCCCACCAAACGGATCGTCCGCTCGGTCGTGTAGAACCGCTGGGCCAACCTCAGGAGCTTCAAGCCCACCTCCGCCATGGCCTCGTTGTAGGCGTCGTAGATGGGCCTCAGGGGCCGTTCATCCGCCTCCTGCAGGGCCTGGATCGCCGTCCCGCTCCGCACGTTCGGCGGCGTCGTCCCGTAAGTCGTCTCGTGGGCGAAGGTGAGGTCCTGGATCATCAGATACGCCTGCTGAAGATCGGCCCCGAGGTGCGCCGGTAGTTGGGGGGCCTGCAGCCAGAACGGCGGGCTGCTCCCCGGCCGATGCGTCAGCACGTGCCCCGGCAGGTTCGCGATCTGCCTGGGCAGGACTTGACTGCCCTCTTCGATCACCAGATTCGGGTGCGCCGTGTACTCCCGCTCCTCCCCCATCTCGCTGACCGTCCGGTTGAACTCCCTCTGGGCCGGGATGATCGTCTCCGGCACTCCGCGCCCCCAGATCGACCCCGGCAGACTCTCGTAGAGCACTGGCACCAGCGGGAAGTCGTTGAACGGGAACGGGTTCGGCCCGTCCTCCACCGTCTGACCTCCGACCACCATGACCCGGCGGCCGTCCGGGAAGTCGAGGCTCGCCCGCTCGTAGTACTCGAGAATCAGGATGTCCTGTTCCGGCTTCACCGCCGTCAGACTGTAGACGCTTCCCGCGTTCTCGGCGCCCAAGTCCACGGGTAGCCGGGCCGGGTCAAACCCCGCCGACGAGATCGCCGGATCGGAGCCGGTGGTTGCGTTCCCCGCCACCTCCTCGCCCCACACCTCCAGCACGTCACTCCGACTCCGCCTGCGCGCATGAATCACCCAGTTTAGGCGATCCCACGCCTGCACTGCCGGCTCCGGGAAGACCTGGTACGGATCGACCACCTCCACCAGGACGTCCCCCTCCGCTGTGAGGTCCTCCAGCCGCTCCGCCGTCACCGCAGGGCCCCCCGGAAGCTCCGCGCCTTCGCGCGTGGCCTTGGTGAACGCCTCAAGCCAGCGCTCAAAGCGGGTCCCGGCGCGCTCCTGATCGGCCGCCGCCGTATGGCGGCTGAGTATCGTCTCCGCACCCGGAGCGAGTGGCCGCCTCGTCGTTGATCGCCCAGCATATCTGTCCCACCCGACCTTCCAGAATGCCGTCCCCGCGACCGCCAACCATGTCGCGTGTTCCTGTCGCCGCCGCGTGTTGAAAACGGTCCGTAGCCAGTAGTCGAGGAGCTTCGTCGCCAGCCGCGCCGCGTCGAGGTCCTCGGGCGTGTCGGTGGCCGGCAACGCCCGCGACCACGGCTGCTGCGCTGTCAACCGGCTCACCGCGCGCTGGACCGCCGGCGCAATCAGGTTGTAGACGAGGGCCTTCCGCGGGCGCTCCGGCAACACTCCCTCGTACTCGAGGGGATCCCACTGGTATCCGAACTGGTAAGCGATGTTGACATCCCACTGCCGCTCGATACTGCGGCGCGCCTCGGCAGCCTCCTTGTAAGCCAAGATGACACCCGCCGCCAGCGCCTCCCGGCGCGGCGTTCGCAGGTCCCTCGTCCGTGTGGCGAGTGTGCTCACCGCATCGCTCCCCGCACACCTCTCGTCCCATACCGCCCGAAGATCGTTCCCGGAAGACCGCGCATCACCGAGTAGGAGGGGGTGATGATGTTGTGCGCCCACTCCTCCCCCCGCCTCCGCAGCGCCTGGTCAGCCATTCGTTCCATGAGTGACGGCTCCGGCTCCTCGTACGCCATCTCCGGCCGTCCCGCGAGCGGGAGCGACATGACCCCGTACCGCAGCGCCGCCACACAGTCGTCGTCCTTCCGCACCGGCTTGCCGGCCTGCCCTCGTCTCTCGTCGTACCGCCACGTCTCCATCTGCCGCGCCGTCTCCGGACAGCTCTTCATCACGTACAGCCGGGGAGAAAGCACCCTCCTCGTCCGCGGGTCCGTCGTACTCGCCAAGAGCGTCCGGATAAGGTTGATGCTGCTGTCCACGTCGTTATCGCCGCACCGGCACGTCAACCCGTACCCGGCGAGCTGCTGGACCGTGCTCGTGCCCGTCGTGAAGCCCCGCTGCCTCGCCGCCGGGTCGATCACGCTCCACTGGATCGTCTCCCCGATCGACAGGTTCTCGATGTACTTCGCATTCTGCTCGAGGTTGAGGTCCCTGGCCACCCATTCCCGATACACGAAGACCGCCGATCCCGTCGGGTCGTAGGCCATCCACAGGCAGACGAACGGGTGGTTGATCCCGATGTCTATGGCCCGGATGCGCCACCAGTCAAACGGGATCGGGAAGTCGGGCACCACATGGACCTCGGGCCGGAAGTTGTAGAGGATCGCCCCGTGCGCGGCTACGAACTCGCCCATGACGTACATCTGGAACTCATCGGCGTCCATATGCATTAACTCGTCTACGTAATCGCGCGGCAGGTAGCGGTTCTCGGTACTCCGGGCCTTGACCATGAAATAGCGCGGGTCAGCGGTGGCCCTTGCCCGGTCCCATTCCCGGAAGAGATAGCTCGACTGCGCGCCCGGGTTCGTAGTGACCCACGCGTTCCGGCGTGCGCCCTTGAGCCGGATGCGTTTCTTCAAGATCTCCCAGGCCGGCCCACACCCTTCCTCAATCGCCTCGTCGATCCAGAACCAGCCCGGGGTGAACGACAAGAACTTCTTCGGGTTCTGCAGATGCCGGAAAAGGATGCGGCTCCCATTCGGGAACCGCAGCTCCTTGTCGCTTGCCCGCCACTCGCAGGAGGCCCGCAACTCCGGCGTCATGGCCTCCTCGAAGAACGTGTCCATGGTCGTGTCGCGCAAGGACTCGAACTCGAAGCGGGCAATGAGGCCCAGGTTGTTGGGGTAGACCTGGCTCTGATAGATGGCTTCCTTGCACCCGCCGAGCGTCTTCCCGGACCCCATCCCGCCGACGTAGGCCCGGTACTTAGCCGGCGACTCGTGGAAGGCTTTCTGGGCCGGCAACGGGTCCGTCGCCTCCCCGGTGACGGGATGCTGGTAGCAGATCGTCGGCCCCGTCTCGACCGCCGCGCTCATGCCGTCTCCGCCTCAGGAAGTTCGTCCTCGATCGCCGCCTCGTCCAGCCCGCGCTCGATGATGTCACCCGGGGACAGCGGCACCGGCCCCCCGAAGTTCTCCTCGATGACCCGCTGCAGACTCTCCTCCCGGAGGAGTCCCAGACGCTCTATCGCCTTCCGGTCCAACTGTTCCTGGTCGGTCTCCGTCTGCTCCATCACTCGTGCCGGGATATAGTCAGCCTCCGGATCCTGGTCGTCTAGCTCGATGAATGCGTTGGGATCGGCCCGCTTCACTCCTCGGATGTTCACGTTCACCAGCGCGCCCGACTCGGGCTGCAGGGTCAACGCCGCCGATCCGCGCAGCCCGCGGCTGTGTTTCATCAACCCGTCGAGTGCGAAGACGTAGTTTCTGACCGCCTCGCTCAGAGTCTTCTCTTCCCGCGTGTCGAGTACGAGCCCCAGGGCCACCTCATCCTCGGGGTTCGCCATGATCCGTTGCCCGAGCAGTCGCTGCAGCCTCAGGAAGATGCGGTCAACGGCCGCCGGCGCGTGCTGGTCGAAGCACTGCACTACCCGATCGCTGACCGACAGGGCCTCGTCCTCCGCGACCTTCGCCTCGCGAAACCAGTCCTTCAGCGTGGAAACCGGAACACCCGTCCGTTGGTGGATCTCAAGGAGCGCGACGCCATGCTGCCGCATCTCCTCGGCCTGTTGACGGAGCTGCAACGGCTGCCGCGACCTCGCGAGTCTCCCAAGGCCTCTAGGCACTGACCGCCTCCGGGTACGCCCTGGCGAGGAGCGGGCTCGAGACGCCGGGCGCCGCCCCCTTCGACTTCAGGTAGATGCGCGGCCCCTGCGGCGGCGTCATGTAGTGAGCCTCGAAGGCTAGAGCGTCCACCAACGGCACCAGCTTGCACCGGGCCAAGGCGCCCGAGACGGCGACCGCCCAGCCTACCTCCGGCCCCACCCTTGCCCCGCTCGGCGCGTACACTGAGAGCGTCGCACTCGCTTCGTCCCAGTCGACTCGGCCGCCCAAGGCCTCGGCCACCGATCGCAAGTCGACAACCGTCTCGCCCTTAGCCTCGACCGGATGGCACAGAATCGGCATCCCATCGGGCCGGACCACCTTCAGCACCGACCGACACAGTTCGCCGACTGCGTCCCAGGGCGTGTGCTGTCCCGCCCAGTGGTAGATGCCGTAGCTTGAGAGCCCGTTGACTGCCACTGCCGCCGCGAACTCCTTCAGGCTCTGTCCCGTCAGCCTGCTCTGCGCCGTGTCTCCCGCCAGCGGGTAGACAGGCTTCTTGTACGGCTTCAACTCCCGGATCGTGCGCTGGAGGCACTTCAGGGGAGTGCCGCCGATGGTGGCGTAGTAGACCTGCGGGGCGACGAAGTCTGACCCGCCGAGGAACGCTGCCCAGGGCGTGTCGCCCTGCTCCGACGGCCACGGGTAGGAGCAAAAGCCGATGGGGAGCGCTGGCGCCACCGACCGGATGCCCCCCAGGTAGGCCGTCGCGCGCGCTGGGGAGTTGCGATACCAGGGGCTCCCGTCACTGACCTCGATGTTCGGCATGATGCCAGTCGCGCCCACGGACAGGGCCATGTACGCCTGCGCCTTGCCCTCGGCGAACGCCCGTTCGGTCGTCGAGCTGGTGTAGCCCGCGAAGGGCCACACCCATACCTCCACACCGCCCGAGCGTACGCGCGCCACCAACTCGCGGATCGCCTCGTGCTCCTGCTCGAGCCTCCCGTCCGCGTTCTTGACCGCGATGTGGCCCAGGCCCAACTCGATGGCCTTCGCGGCCATCACCCTCGCCCCACCACAGCCTGCGACGTTCTCAGCCCACACGCCCACGCCTGCCGGTAGTCTCATATCTCCCTCTCTCCTCCCGGAGGAAAGCGAAAGGAGCGCGTCTCGCACCAGACGCGCCCCTTTCGCGTTTCCCCCTGCTGGTCGGCGGGGCAGGGGAACCCACTTCACCCGGCAGCTAACCGGGCTCAGCCGACAGACAGATATGCCCTCACCAGTTGGCCTGCACCTCGATGATGGGTCGGTTGGCGGTCCTAAACTTCTTCCCCCCGTCCGTCTTGGTAACCTCGATCACGATCTCCGTCCGGCTCGGCACTCGAAGCTTCGCCATGTCGCCCGATGCCAACCCGAAGTGGAAAAGGCCGGAACCCGCCGTGTCAACGGTCGCGGCGATTCCCGGCGATCCGACCGGAACGTCCCCGTCCAGGTCATAGAGTAGGGCCACGAGCGTGTGCCCCGTGAGATCGAACGCGGCGCCCGACAGGTCCCGCAGTTGCATGTAGGCATCCGGCAGCTCATCCGAGGCCCTCCGCGACAGCCTCTCGCCCCCTGCCTGGAAGTACGCCTTGACCGGATACGCCGGAGTCATCGACCGTACCCCGAAACCTCGAGTTGATACGTGATCCTGACGGGTTCCGCCCCGAACTGCTCCAGCAACCTGATGACCGGCTCATTGTAAGGGCTTACCTGACACACCACCTTGCGCGCGCCCCTCCTCAACGGGTCCTGCAATGCCGACACAAGGATCTTCGCGATGCCCAAGCCCCTCAACTCCCTCACGACCCCGAGCCCTACCACGCGCACGCTTGGCACTCCGTCCTCGTCTGTCCCCCTTCGCCACCAGATGAACCCAGCCGGTCGGCCCGCCACCTCCGCCACGATCACCTCGCTCAGGGCCTCCCGGGCAATCGCCTGAACGATCATCCTGCCGACGGCGCTTCGCACCCCCCGCCACTTCGCCGCCCCGAAGTTGATCTCGAAGCCTTCCCGAAACAGGTCCCCGACCAGTTGCCGGTCGCTCAGCCGGGCCCGTCTCAGACTAACCGGGCCGGCGCCCGCCTCCGGGCCGGCCGGAGGGCTGCCGGCATCAGCCAGACCCGGCCCGGTCGCCTGAGGGTCCTGTCCCCGGTGAACCCCTACTGCCATCGTAGTCCCCGATCCTTACGTCGTCCGGCCGCCAGGTCATCGCGTACCTCCTGATCGGCACGCCCAGTCAACCCTTGCGTGGCCTCTTCAGCCGCCCAAAGAACCGCCGACAGGAACCGAGTCGCGTCTTTGGCTTCCCCGACCATGACCACGATCGCATCACCTGCCGGCGGATAGCCCGCCGTCCTCAACCGCCGCAGAACCTCGGCCTGGTTAGCAATGACCTGGACGCGCAGGTCCTGCCAGAGCTCCCATCTGGCCCTGGCTAGCACCCCGCGAACGCATAGACCCAGCAACCAACCCCACAGGCGCAGCAAGAAGACGGTCACCTCGCGCCCTCCACGGCGACATTGGCCTTGTGGTTGCCATAGGACGCCAGCCACGACGCGAGCCCCAACACACCTGCCACCCAGCCGTACTTCACCGGCAACCACCCCATGCTCAATGAGATCGCCAGCGCCCCGCCAACGTTCAGCACCCCCGCGATCACCGGCTTCACCGCAGCCGGCACGTCACGCCATGCCAGTGTCAGCAACGTGACCAGGCACTCGACCAGCGGCCCCAGCGCAACCGCCATCGCAAGCAGCGGAACTATCGCGTCCTGAATCTCCTTCGGTGTCATCTCAAGCCTCCCGTTCCCTTGCCCGGCCACTTGTCAGCGCGGCTTCCGCCGCCTCCCCGCCGCCGACATCTTCGCCATCCGCGCCGCCCCGTACTTCCGTCGCCCAATGGTGGCAGCCAGTGCTCCGGGGTCCTTGATCCCCCGCCGACTCAGGTTCGCCTTCAACTGTGCGAACCGTTGCCCGCTCCCGAGCCGCGGCTTCCTCGTCCTGGCCATCATCCGTCACCTCCGCTGCCGTTTCCGCTTCGTGTGTCCATGGATCGCCGCCGATACTCTATCCCCTCTCGCCCGCTTCGGCCCTACTCGCTCCGGCAGGTCCTCATACCTCACCGGCGCCTCCCGCTGCCACTCCCTCAGGATGTCCGGCCTCGCGGCCGCCAGCTTCCGCCACTGCGCCTTCGACCGAATCGGCATCGCACAAAACCCCTCAGATCAGTCCTCTAGCCCACACCCACACGAACACCCCCGCGTACAGCACCCACCCCAACAGCGCCGTTAGCGAAACCACGAGAAAGACGCGCCACAAAGCCACATTGGCCTCGTCCTCGTCGCCCCAGAGCCGCCGCATCCATCCCCTCATCACCCTACCCCCCCGGCTGCAGCTGGAACCAAATCACCGCACTGATGGCCCCGGCAGTTACACATGCGCCCTGCCGAATGGCCAGTACCTGCCCATCCTCGAGTACCAACTCCCCAGGCAAGAAGTCGAGCTGCAGGTTCCCCGCCTTGGGCTCCGTTACCGTTCCGCTCAGCTCCATCGTGAGAACCACAATCGGCGCCGTCAGCGTCAGGTCGTCTGTCGTCGTCGTGTACTTCGCCGTGCACCCGCTTGTCTTCGCCGCCTTCCCGTTCAAGTTGATCTGAGTCGCATCCCCTGTCCCCCCCCCCGTCCTCGCCGTCGCCCTCACTACGTCAACAACCTGGCTCCCCGAGCTTGTCAATGAGGCAATCGAGACTCGGCGGATGTACACGCGCTTCCCCGCCGGCGCCTCCACGCTCAGCCGATACTTGGCCGCAGCTGAAGCGGCTGCCAACTGCTCGACGGCCACTGAGTAGATGTCCCCATGCGTCTCTCTCTGACCCATGTGCGCATCCTCCTGCTCGCTCTCCATCCCTTGGTCTCCCCCTACTCCTCCCCCTTCCTCCTTGTCAAGTCCCACCAGCGCGAAAGTTGGAAGTTCAGAAAGCGACACCTCATTCCCTGTCAACCTGTCGATCTTGCGGAATAAACCCATCTCCCCAAACTTCGTCTCTCCGGCAAACCCCGAAG